ACAATCACAACCAACTGCATCTTTTTATGCTGGTAATGGTATAGTATCTGCTTCATTTGGTAATGGAGGTGATGGTGGTCAATGGACAATAAACTTACCTGGCGTTGTACCTAATGGATACATTGGTGGAAACGCAGGTGAATATATTACAACAAATTATTATGGAGGTGGTGGAGCCGGATTTAACGTTAATACATTAAACGTTGATTTTATAGCAGTTGCCGGTGGTGGTGCTGGTGCTTCTCAATTCTCTGACCCGGCAGCGGGTGGTGGTGGAGCGGGAGGTATCGTAACTGGTTCTTTTGCTGCACAACCTGTATCTCAATCTTATTCAATTGTAGTTGGTAATGGTGGAGCAAAAGGAACATTGGCTTCGGAAGATGGTTTGGACGGTAATCCATCATCAGTATTCGGATATTCCGCATCTGGTGGTAAAGGTGGATTAAATGCACCAGATACATCAGGTGGAGCAGCTGGTAGTGGAAGTAACTTACCAAATGTTGGTGGTTTCGGCAATCAATTTGGTGGAGGTGGTGGTGGTACTGCCACAACTGGTTCTACTGGTTATTCACTAATAGGTCCTCCAATTCAATATTATGGAGGTAATGGTGGTGATGGTACACTATGGTTAGATGGTATCAAATATGGTGCCGGTGGTTTTAGTGTTTATACTCCTGGTGGTGGTTCTCAATACTTTGGTTCTTATGGTTCAGGTTCAGTATATGGACGTGGTGGTGGAGGTGGTTTAAGCCCTACTCCTGGCGTTTATGCTGGAGAATCTGGAAGTAAAGGTACGGTTATCATTAGATATCCTGGTAGTGGAAGTAAAGCAACTGGTGGAACAATATTCTTCTCTGGTTCTTACACATATCACCAATTTACGGCAAGTGGTACATTCACTGTATTAGAAACACCTGAATTATTAACTGGTGGAACTGCAGGATTAGGTGGAGCTGGTTTAACTGGTTCAAATGCATTGGTAAACACTGGTGGTGGAGCTGGAGGTAGTTATTATACTCAATCAGGTTCATTAGGAGGAAGTGGATTTTTTGCAATTAGATATGATGGAGCAATAGTAGGTGCTACTGGTGGACAGAAAGTAAATACTGAACATTATACCTATCATATCTTCACAGCAAGCGGAGATTTTTATTCAGGTGAGGGAAATACTCAAAACAAAAATATTAACCCTTGTCCTTAAAAATAACTACAAAAATAAACAAAATTGTTAAAACTAAAAAAGTAAATATTATGAATCCAAAACACGTATTAAGTAAATTACTTACCGTCCTTTCATTAGAGAAAGCGGAAGTTCTTTTCACTTACGCAAGATTAGCAGATGGAGCAATCGTTGAATCTCCAACATTTGATTTAGGTGAAACTGTTGAAGTTGTAACCGAAGAAGGAAAAACTCCTGCACCTGATGGATATCACGATTTAGAGTTGAAAGATGAATCTGGAAACGAAGTGTATATCAGAGTTAAAACTGAAGGTGGAGTAATTACTGAAAGAGAAAATGTTGAGGAGGCTAAACCTGAGGCAGAAGCTGAATTCGAATCAATCGCAGGTGAAGATATTGGTGGTGAAGGTGAATCAGTTGAGGAAACCGACACAGTAGAACCATTAACTGAAGATACTGATATGAAGAAAGTAGTTGAGAAATTACAATATCGTATTGAAGAAATGGAAAAGAAATTCGCTCAAATGGAGGAACAATTCCCTAAACCAAATGAGGAAACAATTACAGAAGGTAAAGATGCAGAAAAAGTTAAAGGTAAGGAATTGCCAGAGATGATGTCAGCAGTAGAGCCAGATGAGGAAGAGGAAGAACTTCCAAAATTAGATGGAGCTCCAATTGAGGAAGCACCAAAAGCAAAAGGAAATTTCGGTAAGAAATCAGTATCATCTCAGGGTATTTTCTTATCAAAACTATATAACTAAAAATTAAAACAAAATGAGAAAACAACAAAACTTTGCTCAACCGTCAATTACTACAACGTATGCGGGAGAGTTCGCGGGTCAGGCATAGTATTAGCCCGCGTTAAATCTCGTGAACTGCTGGGAGGTCTTATGAAGATAATCAGCAACCAATGCCAACCGAAATGTTGGAAAGGTTCAACGACTAGGTTTAGTAATCTTAATAGGTGGAGCTAAAGAAGAAAAACCCAAGAGTGCGAGACAACGATAGAAACCAAATTTCAATTATTCGTTGATGATATAGTCTGAACTGCATGTATAAAATGAAGATGCAGAACTATTGGATAAAGAGCCAGTAGGGTAACAAAAATTGAAATACATAGCCGCAGCTTTGTTATCAGCTACTACTTTGGATAATAAGAACATCACAATCTTACCAAACATAAAGTATAAGCAGGTATTACAAAAAATTGACGTTGATAGCATTGTAACTAATGCATCTTGTGACTTCGCAACTTCTGGTACAGTAGCTCTTTCAGAGAGAATTTTAGAGCCGAAAGAATTACAAGTTAACTTGGAATTATGTAAGCAAGAATTCGTAGATAGCTGGGAAGCTCTACAATTAGGTTATTCAGCATTCGATGAGATTCCAAAGGATTTCAACGATTTCTTAATTTCTTATGTTGGAGGTAAAGTTGCACAAGCTACTGAAATCTCTATTTGGCAAGGTGTTGCTGCTACAAACGGTCAGTTCGCAGGTTTAATCCCAGCGTTATCTGCATCAGCAGCAGCAGGTGGAACAGGTGCGGTAGTTAAATCTGCACAATCTGGTTCAATTACTGCAGCTAACGTAATGACTAAATTAGATGGTTTAGTAAATGCTATTCCAGATGCAGTTTACGGAAAAGAAGATTTAGTAATCTACATTCCAACAAACGTTGCAAAGGCTTACCAACAAGCATTAGGTGGTGGTGGAACCGTAAATGGTTACAACAACCAAATGAACGTAGGTGAGAAACCACTTAACTTCAATGGTATTGAATTAGTTTGGGCACCAGGTATGACTTCATCTTATTTAGTTGCAGCACAAAAATCTAACTTATACTTTGGTACAGGTTTATTAAGTGACCAAAACGAAGTAAGAGTATTAGACATGGCTAACTTGGATGGTTCTCAAAATTACAGAATCATTATGAGATATACAGCTGGTACTCAATTCGGTATCGGTCAGGACGTTGCTATCCATATCCCTAACTAATAAAAAATTGGGTAAGTAATGGGGAGGTGTAATTCCTCCCCTTACTCAAAGCAAAAAATTAACATTAAAACAATATAAAATTATGGCTTGTAATCTATCAGCAGGAAGAAACGAAGTATGTAAAGACAGTATCGGTGGCTTAGCCGGCGTATATTTCTTAAACTATACTACTGGTTCTTTCGCGAAAAACGCAAATGGAGAAGTTACTGGATTTCCAACAGGTAGTACTGTGTACTATTATGAATTGAAAGGTAACTCAAGCTATACTGAAACTGTTAATTCATCTCGTGACAATGGTACAACTTTCTTCTCACAAGAATTACTTCTTAACTTGAAGAAATTGACTAACGAAATGACTACTCAATTAAAATTGATGGCTTATGGACGTCCTCAAATCGTAGTTAATACTATGAATGGAGATTCGTTATTAGTAGGTGAAGTAGAGGGAGCAGATGTAACTGCTGGAACTATCCAAACAGGAGCAGCATTGGGTGACCTTTATGGTTATTCAGTAACGTTCACTGGACAAGAGAAGTTACCTGCATCATTCATCTCTGGTTCTACTACTGGTAATCCATTCGGAGCATTGGCAGGAGCTGGTAAACCAACAGTTGTTTACGGAACAAATTCGTAATCAGTATAGATAAAACATTAAAAGGGAGACGAAGTTCTCCCTTTTTTTATGTCCTATAACTAAAAACAACCAAATGATTGTTAAATATATAGATAAATCATAGATAAAGACAGGATGTTAGCATATTATATATCAGGTAGTAACTTAATAACAATCAGAACACAACCAACAGGTTCTTCTAGATTAACTCTTAATTTACAAAATATGTACACATTGGTGAATACAACTTCATCAATTAGTAGTTACACTTACAATGCATATCAGAGTATGTTACAATTTACTGCATCAATAGCATCTGCTTCAGTAGGTGATGAGTATCGTGCATATATAACTGATACAACTTGTTCTATTTGGAATGGTTCTATTCAGGTATATGGTTCACAATCTATTGATAAACCTGCATATACAACACAAAACGACCAGTATATTTCTCACACTTCGGAGAACGAATACATAATAATGGATTAATATGAATATTAAAAGACAAAATCAAAACTTTTCAGTAGTAAATCTTTCACAACAAGAGATACCTATAATTGTTGAGGATACAAAGACAAGATATAGTTGGGTGCCAGTAGGAATTATTGGACCAGATGATTATTTTCAAAATATAACTGATTCGTTTACTACATCTACAACTAATGCAGCGTGTGTTGAGGGAGTTGCAGATTTAATCTACGGAAAGGGGTTATATTCTAAACGTACTGAATTCCAAAAGGTTTTAGATAGAATACTACCGCAAGAGGAAGTTAAACGTTTAAGCTTCGATTTGAAGTTATACGGAAATGCTGCATTTCAAGTATATTGGGATGATGCTCATACTAAAATTATTAAGTTCTATCACGTGCCTGTACAAAACATTCGTGCGGAGAAACTATACGATAATCCAAAAATACAAAACTACTATTATTGTACTGATTGGGCAGACCAAAAAGCACAACGTAATAAAAAATTGATTCCTGCATTCGGTACATCAAACGAAAAGATGGAGTTATTGTACATAAAGAATTACACACCAGGCAAATACTATTACTCATTGCCAGATTGGA